ACGCCAGAGGTTCTACGAATAAAAAATAGGCATGTTCGATGTTGGGCGATACCCGCATCAGAGCCTATCGAGGATAGTTTTAGTAGCAACTTCACCCAAACGGACGACGACATTCCGTTCTAAGGAAAAGGGATAATACTAATGCAGACATTTTTACCACTTCCAGAAATGGGTAGGTCCGTTCGCTGTCTCGATTACCGACGTTTAGGCAAGCAACGGGTTGAAGCTCTTCAAATTTTAAACGCACTACGAGGAAAGTCGAAGGGTTGGACCAACCACCCCGCGACAAAAATGTGGCGTGGCTACGAAGCCGCTCTCGCATTTTACAAGGACCTGTGCATCGAAGAGTGGCAACGGCGCGGCTACAACAACACAATGCAGAAGGAGAAGTCCCACCGCTGTATTAGGCTACCGGAGTGGTTTGGCAGGGAGGAGTTTCACGCCAGCCACCGCTCTAACCTTCTCCGAAAAGACCCGGAATTTTACGGCAAACTTGGCTGGACCGAATCACCCAATCTACCCTACGTGTGGCCGCTGAAGAAAAGGAAGGCGAATAATTAATAATGCTGCGATATTTTGGTCCTCCCGGAACAGGGAAGACAACCACTCTTCTTAACCTAGTCGATGATGCATTGTCCGGAGGAATGTCGGCCAACGACATCGGTTATTTTGCGTACACCCGAAAGGCGTCGATGGAGGCGCGCGATAGAGCAGTGGACCGCTTCAACCTTGATGCGGATAAAGAGTTTACTTATTTCAGGACGCTGCACAGCCTCGCCTTTCGGTTGCTCGGAATGACATCAAGTGATGTCTTGTCAGAGAAGCACTTGAAAGATTTTAGCGAGAGAGTAGGCGCTGACTTATCTCAGGGCGCGCAGTTAACAGAAGATGGCGGCTTCTCCGTTTTCAAAAGTGACCACCCTATAATGCGCGTGATTGACTTGGCACGGACCACGGAACTCGGACCAGAAGCCGCATATAATTGCAGCCAGATTCACGAACCACGGCACTTTTTTATGCATGTCTTTGAAGAATACGCCGCCTTCAAAAAACAGAACAACCTTACCGATTTCACAGACATGCTTGTTAATCTTTCTGAGCGCCCGGAAATATTTCCCCACTTTAAATTATGTTTTGTGGACGAGGCGCAAGATTTAACGCCGCTCCAGTGGAGGGTTGTAGATATCCTCGACAAAAAGTCTGACCGCATGTTCATTGCGGGGGATGATGACCAAGGGATATATGCATGGGCTGGCGCAGACATACACCGGTTCATAAGCTTGCCCGGAGGCTCGGAAGTTCTAAGCCAATCCTACCGCATCCCTCGCAGCATTTGGGAGGTTGCGCAAAAGGTTTCGGGAAGAATTAAGCAAAGACAGCCCAAGACGTGGTCCCCCCGGCAAGCGGACGGCGTTGTAGAACGGACTTATGATACCTACGGCCTTGAGTTCCCGCCTGATTCTGAATGGTTAGTGATGGCACAAGCCAACTACATGCTGTCCGACATAGCATGGGATTTAAAACGTCAGGGCGTATTTTTTGAGCGGTTTGGGGAGCCTTCTCTGGGCAAGAAAGTACGGAATGCAATCTTCTCCTGGAACCATTTAACCTCAAAAAACAACGGAGAAATAAGTCTGCAAGAAGCTCAAAACCTTTTTAACCACATAGCAACCGGAGAGCGGGGGATAACGCGCGGCGGTAAGGCTCTCTTGAAAACTTCGCACGAGGACGACACTTTCACCTTTGGCGTTTTGAGCGAGCATTTTGGTTTGGATATTGGATTACAGACAGACTGGCAGACGGCCCTTGATAAAATAAAACCGGAGGATAGAGCTTATGCGGAGGTCCTCCTATCCCGTGGCGTAGACATTTCAAAACGTCCTAAAGTGCGCCTGTCAACGATCCACGGCGCAAAGGGTGGCGAGGCAGATAATGTTCTTTTATACTTGGACCTTACAGGGAAGGCGCTGGAAGAAATGGAAAGAAACCCGGACAATGCTAACCGCGTGTTATATGTGGGAATCACCCGCGCCCGAGAGCGTTTAATACTAAAGCTCCCGGAAGATTTACAACGAGGATGGAGTATTTAAAGTGCTGCCCGAAAAAATATTAAAAGAAGCCGCTTCTTTGGTTGCTGGTAAGCGCGCCGAACAACACGGCGATTACACCACGCTTCATGTACGCGTAGCGGACCTGTGGTCTTCGTATATTAAATACAAAGTTTCACCGGACCAAGTAGCACTTTGCATGGCACTCGTTAAAGTGGCGAGAGCGGAAGTGGGCGGAGAAAATCCGGATGACGCAGTTGATGCGGCCTCTTATGTCGCTTTGTGGGGGGCCTTAAAAAACCGCGAAGAAACCCCCGCAGAAAAACCCATACAGAAGCTTTTTAAAAAATGAAAGCTCTCAAAAAACCCGTCTTCGGGATACGCACAGAGTGGGTTCCGGTTTCGGACCTACCTGTTACGCCGGACGGCATTACGGAAATCGCTATAGATTTAGAGACCCGTGATCCAAACCTAAAGTCCCACGGACCAGGGTGGCCGACAGGGGACGGTGAAATTTCAGGCATAGCTGTGGCCTACGAAGGCTTCAATGCCTACCTTCCCATAGGCCACGAGGGCGGCGGTAACCTAGACCGTAAAACGGTTCTTAAATGGTTCCAAAAAGAAATTGCGGACAACCCTTCGGATAAAATCTTCCACAATGCAGCCTATGATGTCGGATGGATGGGGCAGGCGGGAATAGAGCTACAAGGAACCTTTTTTGATACCATGCTGGCGGCTCCTATTCTTGATGAGAACCGCCGCTTCTATTCTCTCAACTCGGTGGCCTACGATTATCTCGGTGAAATGAAGTCCGAGGCGCTGCTGCGCGAAGCGGCAGAGGAGTTTGGTGTTGATCCAAAAGCGGAAATGTGGCGCTTACCCGCAGGTTTCGTTGGCGAGTACGCAGAGGCCGACGCGCGCCTTACTTTAGACTTGTGGACGCATTTCAAGAACCTCCTTTCGCGACAAGACTTGTGGCCCATTTTTAATCTGGAGACAGAAGTTCTGCCCATCTGTATAGACATGACGCGGAAAGGAATTCGCGTTGATCTGGAGAGTGCTGAAAAGCTTAAGCAAACGCTTCTTAAAACAGTCGCCAATATTAAGCACAGTATTAAAAAAGAAACCGGGGTGGACGTTGAACTCTGGTCCGCCGCCAGTGTAGCCAAGGTTTTTGACTTTCATAAAATTCCATACTCTCGCACACCAACGGGAATGCCGTCCTTCACCAAGAACTTTTTAAAAAACCACCCTCACGAAATGGCGAAGAATATAGCGGAAGCTCGGGAACTGGATAAACTCGGAAACACTTTCTTGAGTAGCATTTTCCGCTACACCAAGAATGGCAGAATCCATGGGCACATTAACCAATTGCGGAGCGAGGGAGGGGGAACCGTCAGTGGGCGAGTGTCCATGTCCAATCCAAACCTCCAGCAAATCCCGGCGCGCAACCCCGTGTTTTCGGGAATGATCCGAGGCCTGTTTCTTCCAGAAGAAGGTGAGAAATGGGCAAGCATGGATTACGCGCAGCAAGAACCACGGATCTTGGTCCACTTTTCAAGCCTCACGAACCATGGCCTGGAAGGCTCAGAAGAGTTTGTAAACGCTTATAGGAAAGAGCCCAAGACAGACTTTCACCAAATGGTTTCTGAAATTGCAAAGATAGAACGGAGCGAGGCAAAAACGCTCAATCTTGCATTGATGTATGGCATGGGCGTGAACAGGCTGGCCGAGACGCTAGACCTGACGGTTGAGGACGCAAAGGCGCTGATGTCTCAGTACCATGACAAGGTTCCGTTTGTTAAAGAGCTTATGGAAGCTGTCACGCGGAGGGTAAAAGATAGCAAATCTAATGGTGTGATCCGCAGCCTGCTGGGGCGCAAGTGCCGGTTTGATTTGTGGGAGCCCAATCTATTTGTTTCTGCCAGGGCTCTTCCTCGTGCGGAGGCGCTCCACGAGTACGGCGATAACATCCGGAGAGCTTACACATATAAGGCCTTGAACAGATTGATCCAAGCGAGCGCGGCAGACCAAACAAAATCGGCTATGGTTGCTATAAAAAGAGAAGCCAAAAGAACACCTCTCGTCCAGATACACGATGAGTTGGCATATTCCGTTGCTTCGGAAGCGGATGCTCGCAAGCTGTGTGAAATCATGGAGAACGCAGTGCAGATGGAAGTCCCTACACCCGCCGATATAAAAATAGGGGATGACTGGGGCACCTTGCATAAGCTCCCGTAAAATGGTACAAATCGCTTACTTTTAAGGAGAAAGAAAATGAACCCAACAAAATGGAAAAGCGTTGTTGTGAGCATTGGCGCTTACACTACGCTGAAATCACTCGCCGTCTCGAATCACAGAACTATTTCCGGTCAGCTTACCTATATCCTGGAAAATTATGTCCGCGATAATCCTTCTGGAGACGGAAATGAAACAAGAAACAAAGCCTAAACTTCCAGGGCGGCGCGATAGCGTAACTGAAAGCGTTGAAGGGGAGGGGTTTTCTTTTGCTGTTACGGTCAGTCTTCACCCGAAATATGGAGCGCCAATGGAAGTTTTTTTGACCCAACGGGGGAAGATTGGAAGCACTCTTGAAACCACGCTTTACCAGATTGGCGTGACAGCGTCTAAAATCATGCAGGACTACGACACGTCGGGGCAGACTATAGAGGCTTTAAAACAAGCGCTTGCACAATCGGAAGCTCGTTGCGTCAAATTAGAAAAAGAACGCGGTATCCAGGTTCCTTATCAAAAAGACATGGAGTAAATTTAAGGCTTTGTTTCTAAGTACATAGAACGTATCCTTTTGCCCAGAGCCTTATTTCAGGGCTATTTAACAGGGGTGCGTGAAAATGCCTGAATCACAAATTCTCAGCACCCACGAGCGGGGAGCCTGGGCAGAAGTTTTTGCAGCGCAGTGGCTGATTGAGCGCGGGTACTACGTTTCACGAAACATTGCCCACGCTGCGCCTTTTGATTTAGTCGCGACTTCAAAATCAGGGCAGGTAACTTTGTTTGATGTAAAATTCGTGAGTTACAAAGGAAAGCGGCGCAATGCGACAACCTACCGCGTCCTATCTGACTTACAAAAAGTTATGGGAATTCATTTATTTGTAATAGATAACGAAGGAAATGTTAGCATTGAACCAGGAATTAATGGAGCGTCTTCAGTATAATGTCTGATATTAAATACAACGGAAAAGACAAATACATCTTAAAATTACATGAGCTTTTATGGAATTTTATTTCGTTAAGATGCCCAAACATGCACGGCAATGTTGT